ACCGCCAGCCCTTGAGAATGTCGTCGTTGGCCTTGAGCGTCTCCATGCGCGCCGTGCTGGCGACATGGTTGGTCATGGTCCGCACCAGGGAGGACGCCTGGTCCTGGTGCAGCTGATGAATGCTGGTGAGGCGTCGCCCGATGGCCTGGCTGGTCTCGCCCAGGGCAGAACCGATCTGGATCTCGCCGATGATCTCGGCGGCCTTCTTGGTCCCGAACTGGTCCAGCGCGCCGGCGATGCTGATGCGCTGAGCGCCGGCCCGCCCTTCGAGAATCAGCGGATCAGCCAGGGCTGCGGCGCTGACCATCTCGGCCGAGGGCACGTTGAGCTGCACCACCGCCTTGACGACCTTGTCCAGCATCGTGGCGTTGAACTCAGCTTCATAGGCAGCGAACTCGCCCAGGTCCAGTTGAGCCCGGCCGTTGAGGTCGTCGTAGATGCCCCGCAAATCACCCTGGAGCGTTTCTATCTGCGAGGTGTACCGACGACTCCCGTAAGCGCTGAGCCCTGCCGTCACGCGAGCCTTGGCAGTGTTGATGGCCTTGCTGATGAAGCTGGCCACCCGCTTGAGGTTTCCGCCGGCGTAGCGCTGGACGTAGACCTGGTGCCGGGTGGTGGCGTCAGTCAGATAGCCTTCACTGCTCATCGTCGTCACCGGTGGTTACGGTTTCGGTCTCGCTGCCCAGCACCGGCGCATCGGTCTCGCGGTCGGCGTCGATATCCTCGTCCGTACGGTCGGCCTCGATCACCGCGCCGTTGCGCAGGTTCACGCGCAGATCCTTCTTGGCGATGATGCCCTGCTGCCAGAGCTGCACCTGGGCCAGGATCGACTGGGCGTCCATCACCTGGTCGAAGAATTCCTGGTTCAGCCAGAAGACCGTCCCGGCCTGGTCGACCTCTCCCATCATGAAGCGCTGGGCGTCGAACAGTGCCAGGCGCATGGCCTCGGACACGTTGCCGGAAATGGTGCCCAGCACCGAGTTGTCCGAGCTGTAGCGGATACGAACAGCCTCTGCCGTCTCAGCCCCGCCGCCCTGCTGGACGATGCGGGCGCCGATCATGAGCATCTGCTCTTCCTTGTCCTTCATCAGCTCGCGGGCCAGCTGGGTCTCGTTGGCCTGCAGTAGCACGGCTGAGCCTGACTTCCCCAGGTTGTGCCCGCGGCGGGAGCCGATGTGCAGACCGTTCGGGTTCAGCTTGACGAACTCGTCAGGCTGAATGTCCGTGGTGATGAACAATGTCGGCTGGGAGCTGATGAAACCCGACTCTTCGACCGTGGCACTGTTGCCATAGTGGAGGATGTTGACCTCGGCCAAGTCCTCGAGCGGCGCCTTGTCGATGCTGGCGTCGTTGTTCTGGGCGCCGATGAAGTGAAACGGGATGTGGTCGAAGACGCTGCCGTTCTTGTCGCGCGGCTCGCTTTCTTCGCCCTCTGGCACGTCAGCGCTGTACACCCGCTGGATGTACCGGCCTTGGATGAGCATCAGCGCGCGGTATTGATCCTTGGCCGTGAACTCGAAACCATCCTCGGTCGCGTCGTTGAGCTTCTCATGCAGGACCACCAGCGTCAGGCGCTTTACGCCATCGATCACGTCTTCACGCCAGTTGATGATGCTCTCGGCTGGGTAGAAGTGAACGTAGGCCCGCGCCTTGGCCGCCTGGGCGACCGTGAGTGAGGTCTGGCCCTCGGGCAGGCTGACCTTGGGGAAGTCCACCAGCAGGCCACCGCGGCCCGTGTCGAGGCATTCCCCGGTCACGTCCTTGCACAGCTGCTCCAGGCTTGCACCGTCGCCGCTGACGTTCTCCAGCAGGTACTGGATGGCTGCAGGCAGCTCGACCTCGGCCGTCTTGCGGAACACGGCGCCCATCAGGCCGGTGCGCGTGCGCCCGGTCACGTTGAGGAACATTGCCCGGCGCTTGAGCTGCTCATACCGCGCCAGGTTCTCAGCCGTCAGGTTGAGCGGATCAGGCATCGGCAGGTATTCGTTGTACTTGCGGACCTCACGGGGCCCGGCCACGCATCGCTTGACCAGCTTCCAGCCGGGCAAGGCCTCCGCGTACTCTGCCCGGACGGCGCTGTAATTGGGCATGCGTAGAGCCTCAAAAGGTGAAGGTGACGGGTATGTGGGTCATCGGCTTGATGATCGGGTAGTCGTGATGGATGAAATAGCCGCCCGCGTCGTTCGCGTGGTCAACGCCTGATTTCTTGTCGGGCTCTCCATTGGGCGCCCACACCTGCTGCTCCAGGCCATCCGCATAGGTCGGGCAGCGCAGCGGGTTGACCAGGTAGCGCCTATCGCCGTTGGCGTTGCAGAACATGGCGTTCATGGCGTTGATCCGATCTTTCACCGGCGGGTTGGCATCTGGAGCGATGACGCTGAACCCGGCCTGCCGAAGGATGGCGATGTCCGTCTCGCTCGCGTTCACTGACTTGCGTGATCCGCCGGAGGCGTCCGGGTAGACCCTGATTTCGCAGGTCTTCTCATAGTCCTTGCCGTTGTACCGCCAGTACCGCTCCTTAATGCGCCGGATCATGTCGGGCGTGTCGAAGCCATCGATCAGCTCATCGACTGCCCTGGGCATGCCATCGGCGCGCTTGACGTGCGTGATTGCCGCCATCTTGCCGACGTTGAAGTCCATGCCGATAAACAGGGGTTCTCCCGCCTCAACAGTGTCGAAGCAGCCATTCAGCTTTCGGTCGTAGGCGTGATAGATCGAGCCGGCGTTCAGGTTGACGAACTGGCCTTTGAGGTAGGCCAGGATCAGCTGCTCGGGGTACGACTCCATCAGCGAGGGAATGTAGTCAGGCGGCAGGTTCAGCTCGTTGTCGAACGTGCTGGCCTGCACAAGGCCGTACATCTCGCCCAGGGCGGGCTTGTCGCGCAGCTGCTTCAGGAACTGGAGGTAGACGAACTTGAAGCCTTCCGGCGTCGTGGTCACGTCCACACCGTTGCGCAGCCCGGGCACGTTGTACCGCATCCGCGCGATGATCTTGCGCCAGGCCTGCTGCGCCTTGATCGCGGTCAGCACGTCCAGTTCGTCGACCAGGGCGTGGCCGATCTTGAAGCCGACGATTGTCTGGGGCTTCTCCATCGAGCGGCAGATCACCGTGCCGCGGTACTGCCGGCCGCTGTAGACGTGCACCTCATGGTTCGCCTGATTGATCTTCGTCTTCAGGCCCCAGTCATAGGCCACCTCATCCATGGTCGGATAGAAGATGTCCCGGATCTGCGGATAGGTTGGCGCGAAGTAGCCAGCGTTGACGCCAGGCCATTCCATGAAGTGCTTGCACAGGGCCGAGCAGCCTACCCAGGTCTTGCCCGAGCCGAAGCCAGCCACGAATGCCTTGAACTTGTGCCCCATCTGCAGGAACGTGGCCTGGGGGACGTTAAGCGATGGCATCGGGCTTCCTCGCATCCACCACGTCGACCTGAATGCGCGTCGGCACCACAGGCTCTTCGCCGGCGTCCTCCTTGCGGTGACGGTTGGTGAAGACGTCGCCTACTTCCTTGGCCGCCTGCTCCAGTAGCTGGGCAGTCAGCGCGATGTTCTTCATGCTCTCGGCGCGCTCAGCCATCCGACCCAGGGCGCGCAGCCGGAACGCTCGGTTGGCGATCGGAATGTCAGCCGTCTCTTCGCGAAAACGCTTGCGGGCCTCATGGAACCGGTCTGCCCACTTCTTGCCGAGCTTCTGGCCGGCGAACTTGGTGGGGTCGTGCGATTCACACTGCTGGCGGGTCAGCTCGATGCCGAATTCTGTTTTGACCTGGGCCACAACCTGGGATGGGGTATCGAAGCAGGCCAACGCCTGCACGATGAAGGCTTTGACCTCGCTTCGTAGTACTGCCATAGGGTTGCCGTCCGTCATAACCTGTCATGGAGTCAGGCGGACTTGAGCAGACAGGTTCCGCAGGCCCTCGAAATATTCAGTTTTCCCACCTCAGCGGGTTTGTTTGCTGCATCCACCAACGCTTGAACGTCAGGGCTGGCGCCGTAGCGGCGAACCACTCCGACGAACTCTTCTACGTCGTGACCGCGCAGAGTCAGGCTCGGAAGGCCGTCTTGGGTGAACTTGGGGGCGCCATACGCATCGAGCTTCTGGGCAATGTGGTAAAGCTCATGCTCCACCAGTGCGCAGAAGTCAGCGTCACTGCATTCAGCGCAGTAATCGGCTGCCAGCGTTATCAGGAAGGTCGGGACTTCACCGAACCAGTCGAGCATCTGCTGCTCTTGCCGCGCCTTCTGCCAGCCCCCTGCGCGGAAGGCGACCAGTTCGGCTTGACCCAGCACAGTTCGGCCCTGCTTCTCGAATGCAGCGGACGCCCACAGGATGCGAATAGGTGCATCAATCAGGTGAGCATGGTCGGGATTGTGGATGCTGCCGGCCTGGGAAAGGATCTCAGCGTCAAGCCATTCCCACACCTCCGGTGCGGGAGTCAGACGGATACCTAAATGAGAAGGGTCTGACAGCTCGAACAATACAGCAGGGGGTAACGGCCTTAACATCCTGCAGCACTCCTTAACAGGCTCCGGCGGCCCTGTTATAACTTCCTTGCTGGCCAAACAGCGAACCACAACATTGCTCGTCGTTATGCAGGGACAAGGGAATTATGAATTTCAGCTCAGAAACAGACTGCTTGCTAATCACCGCTCGGGCGCTGGCGGCGGCGCACTACTGCATCAAAAGTGGGAAGTACAACGCCGCGTCAACACAGATCGCGAAGCAGGTCGCCAAAATTTGCGAACCGATAATCTCGAATCATGGAATGGCTATTACTACAAACGACGGTCCTGAAAGCGTTTCAACGCAAGTGATATGGCCTACCGGTGAGAGGTCCCAACTCCCTGACAATGAACCGTTTTACTGGGCGGAATATTTCGCACCGCAAAACTGGGATCAATCTGACCTAAAGCGCGACCTCGAGAAGGCCCTCCAGCTGTTTCGATAGCCGAGAACCGCAGACGTTTGATATCGACGCGCCAAAATCAGAGGCATCTGATTTTGTGGCGCACGTTTGGACATTCGTAAGGCTACTCGGCTGGAGCTGAACTTCGCCCGGCAGGAAGCGGGCCCAATTCGACTTCTGCCCCTTGCGAGCGCATGCAGTCAATCACCCGCCCAAGCTCATCTTCAGAGAGCGTGAGCAACGCGGCCATGTAGAAGTGCATGTGCTGGCTCAATTCGCGAGGCTGCATGCCTCCCGTGTATTTGCGCCATTGAGCACCCTGGGCAAGTCCCGCCAGGTCGGCCATTTGTG